TAGCAAAATTTTTATGATCAATGATAGTTGCAGACATTAATAAAACATTATCTGCAAAATCAAAAACGTACCTAGAAAGTCTGTTAACTTTCAAGGGCATAAATGTAACTTTTTTAGAATCTCTATCTATTACATATTCACATTCCTTCCAAAGATTATCTACAGTTGTAAGAGCATTGTGAAGGTTTTTTAAGTATTGAACTTTAATTTTTTCTGGCTGTGAAAATGTTCTTTGCTTTTTATTTACTTTATTAATAATAGAATTAATTTTTTCGCTTATTGTAAATATTAATTCATAAATCCAAGCTCTCGTTTTTTCACGATTTTCTGTAATAAGTATACTATACTCGATCCCATACATTTTAAGTTTATCATAATTAACTTCAGCGGAAAACCTTTTTACTAATTCATCTTCTAGCTCTGATGCTTCATCACAAATAATAAAATTCTTGCGCTTAATATGGTTAGGTAGAGCTAAGAACATTTTATAATTTAAAACTGCAAACTTAGACAATACAGCTTCATTTCGCGCATTATAATATGGGCAACGATTTTTTTCCCAACATTCTTCTTTAATTTTAGGTACCAAGACACAGGGAGCAGTTTCAACATCAAAATTATTATCGACGTCACAAAGATAATTCGTCTTACCTTTTAAAATATTTGTATCAGGAAATAGATTTAAATATTGATCTTGGAGAGATTTAGTTATAGATAACGCAAAAGTGCCGAATGGGGGTTGAGAGATACAATCAATTTCATTTATGTAATTACCGGAAAAATCTTGTCTATACGCTGCATAGCTCCTTATATTATCAAAAAATTTCTGTGTAGGTGCAGAGCTTATACCTGAAAGCGTTTTAGCTAAAAAACTTTTACCAGTACCTGTAGGAGCTGAGCAAATTACAAATTTTTTACCGTTGTTAAATGCCCTCTCAACACCTTTAATAAATTTTACCTGTTGATTACTTGGATTATATTCTTTTGGGAAATGCTGCAAATATCTGCTAAACATACTATATTATAACTGCATTAATGTAAAATTAAAGTGCAGTTATAGTAATTTTTTTATTAAAAATTTTAGATGGCTTATCAGGTATAATACTTCTTACTCTAGTCTCTAAATTAGAATCGCTGTGACAAAATCGTTTTAAAGTGTAGTCGAATATAAGTTTGTTAGGCTCTGCATTAACATAAAACGGATAAGGGATTTCGTAAACTATCTTTTTATTATTTTTTTCCTCACATAAAAGTGTAAATGTACAGAAAAAATCTTTTATACAAAATAAAATTAATTTACCGCGCTTTAAAATTTTAGTATCCAGAGAAAACACTACTTTTTTTTGTAAAAATGTAGCTACTACTGTCTCTATTTGTTCTGTAGATGTCATGAATTCATAAACCTTACTTTTTGATCAGTTGACATTAATGCTAATTGCTCATTAAAAAATTGCCAAAACGTTTTGTTTGCTGGTATAACATTAATAAGTTCACAAGCAGCCATATTTATACATCGGTAGTCTTGCATAAAAATATCCCAGGTAATTAAAACGTTTTTAGCATTAGGATCAAACTTTGGCATATTAATAGCTCTTTTATAATTTAGTGCAATGCGACCTTCAGGACTACCTAATAGAGTTAGCGAATTAGTACAAAGCATACGTCTTGTCGGAGGTGCACCTGCCTTTGCTCTTTTGCGGAGAAATTTAATCTCAGCTACGTTGCTTAGAAGAAGATTTTTTAATGTGGGTAGCGACACTTTCATTATCATTTCTTAACGAACAAATGCCAAAGATTCTTTGCTCGTTTAAAAATAATCCTTTTTTAAGTGTACCATAACCATCAATATCTAAGTTAGCAACCGGTACACCTAGGTTATTAGGAAAACAAACATAATCGCCTTTTTTAACATACTTTGCATTAGGTCCAACTAAAATTACTTCACCTATACGCCATGCTTTAGTATCTGCATTAATAGGTACTATTATACCGTTTCTTACTATTGAAGAACCGTCTTCAGTTTCATCAGCATACTTTACTAATAAAACATCATCTAGCACATTTCTTAAGTTATATCCGTAAAAAACAGAGTTAAAAGAGTTTTTTGGTAATTCTGCTAAATCTACTAGACTTTTTTGTACAGGCAAAATGTTTATGTCTGCTGGCATACTATGATTTAACTATAACGCTATATAATTCAACGTATTGTTTAATTTCTCTTAATGACAATTCTTTAGATTTTGCATACTGCGTTAAAATTATTTCTTTGTCTGTGCTTTCTTTTTCTTTATTTTTTTTAAAGTAAGATATTTTTTTACTCGATACTCTAGGAAATACTGCACAAAATAAAGAATATAAATCGTTTTTATTATTGAAAACACTTAAATATTTGTTTAGATAATTAGAAAGAATAGCCATATTTGGCGAATACATGCTAATCCATCTATTAACTAAAAAAGGCGAAAATGCATTTTCTTCGTCTACATTGCTTAGAAGCTTTTTTTTTGTAAAAAGAATATTTGATAAAATATCAAATATAGTCATTATGAAATAACTTTCGATGTAGCTATAAAAATGTCATCATTCATAGCATAAAACAGCTCTATAATATCCTTCATAAAGCTTGTGGCTTGATCATTAGTTAAATTGGTTGAATATGCAAATGCAGGCGCTTTTTTACCCGCAACAATGTTAATACCGGTATGTCCTAACGCTACATTATTTTTTGTGTATGTAATGCTAACGCTGCATTTACCTTTTTGCTGCACTATGCTTCCCTGATTATGCTCCTTGTGAACAATAAGATCGTCGCCATCAACTTCAATAGGTGCGTTTAAATATTTTGAACTAAGTATATTTGCTATTTGTGTATTAAGCAATCTCTGATACGCTACTGCACCAAACGCATCGATGTTAGGTATCTCCCACAAAAAATTTATTGCATCGTCGCTATAGATGTAATCGTTGTTAAGTACGTCTTCACTGTCTATCATACCTTCAACTTCTACTTTCATTGGCGCGCGAAATGCTATAATATTACCGATTGGCAATGTCTTGTCCCTAAAAAACTTATACGCAAATCTAGAATGTAACAATGTACCATCGTATACTTTAATGTCTGATAAAATCATGAAACTATTATAATCTATTATCCGTATAATTCTACTAGTTTAGATGAGGCTTTAGGCTTATTACCCAGGGACGGGGGTAGCCCTGCTATATTAAATGACTCAAAAAACGAAACGTTAGTAAAGCATCTTTGGGCATTATTTTTTACTGCATTATTTTTTAATGACGCTTCTAATTCATAAGCATTTAAAATATTAAAGGAATTTGAAGTAAAAATTTTTGACAAAAAATAATCAATGTCACATATAAACGCTGTAAAATCCATTTCATAAGCTTGAGAGGGTGATATAAGACTTGTGTTAGTTTCATATATACACAAATCTTTACTAACATCTATTTTGTCAATAAAAGATATATTTTTGTGCTCAGAATACTCGCTTGTTAAAATATTATTATTAAAAGAGTATAATAGATTTAAATTTTTTATTTTTGGGGTATTTCTGTATGCTTGTATTATTTTTTCAAAATCTTTAAAATTTTTGTAAGTAAAAAATTCATCATCCTGTATCCACATAAAATCGGTAGCACCTTTTTCTTTTAAAAAAGTTATATGTTTAAGAATTGTAGCTGAAAAAGACATATTTTGATAAACTAAAAATTCAGCCTTAGGTAAAACTGGCTTTATTTTATTTGCTATTTTTTTACTCTTTTCAATAGGTAAGTCGTGAAAAGTAAATGTTGTAATATCTGCATTGTTTAGACATTTAATTTTATTCTTATCTTTTAGCAGCGCATCAAATAAGAACTCTCTATCTACACCGTCGGAACCTGGAGACCACTTACCCCCGCTGTTATATGTCTGTGTATAACTAGCTATTATTCTCATACACCCTTAGACTTTAAATAATTTAAAAAGTACTCTGTAGGATCCTTAAAGTATGATTTTACGTTCTTATTAAAATATTCTTTAGCATTATTGCCCATATCGATTAAAACTGATATTTCTGTCTCAGCTATTTTATTAAGCTCTAAAAGCATTTCTTCGTCAGTTAAATCAGGTGAAATTCTAAAATAAAAAGGTTTAATTATTCTATCTTCGTCTAAAATTTTGCAATGACTAACTAAAACGGGTACTCTACCAAAAAAACATGTCTCGTAAAATCTAGAGCTATCCTCACCTGCACCTCTGGGACATAAGGATAAAATATTTCTTTCTAACACACCCGCAAAGTTCTGCACTACATAATTTTCCTTTTTTAAGTCAATTTGCGAACACCATCTATCGTTAAAATAAATTTCGTTGTTTATATTATTATTTGTTAATAATCTGTATAGTTTAAACCTAGTACCTCTAGGATCGTGCTGCCCTATAAACCCAAAAGATATTTTATCCGGGGGTTTAAAGCTAGACTTAATATCATTCTTTGCTAAATGTACTAGTAATTTACTCATGCAAGGCCTAACAAAAAAAAGTCTAGATTTATAATAAGTTCTATCAGCATTTCCCATACAGAGACAGTTTAAGAGCCATTCAGGAATAGATTTATACAGCCAATCACCTTCTAGCTCAACAATATGTTTTGCTTCGTTACCTTTTAAATATTTAAAATTGTTTTCGTTAAACTCTGTATAAGTACCACAAGAAATTTGACCCATGTAAAAGTAATCTGCATTTTCAGGTGAAGTTAAATTACAATGTTTTTTAAGCCCTTCTTCTGAAAAGATAGTAGTATTTTTTAAAAACGATAGATGCTTATCTGTAAAAGTCTCAAACGGTTTTTTTGCATTAGGGTAGATAAAAAGATTAATCATTTATTGCTTTTTTAATTTTTTCTATTTCTTGCATCAAGCGCGCTTTATCGTGCCAAATATCTTGGCTTTCTTTATGAGGTGCATCAGAGCCCAACCTGTAAGTCTCATCATAAACTGCTTTACCTACACCCCAATGACAATGCTCAAAATATATAGGGTAGTAAACCAATCTACCTATTTGTTTATAAATCTCAGTTAACCAATTGTCCGAATAATTATAACCTATATCACCCGGGTGCACATACCCCAATGCGTCTATTCCTGCTCTACTTAAAAACCCGTGTGTAGCTAGACTGCCTTTAGGTTGTATCCCATCATAACCAAATACAAGCGCAATACCTTTTTTATATCTTCTATGTTCTTGCCATACTAAATAGTTCCAATTTTTAGTTCTAAATCTAGCATCATCTGCGCAATACATAATTATATCTCCTTTAGCGAGTTTATATGCTTCATTGTATGTTTGTCCAAGTTTTACACGATCACCAATCTTTACATTTGCGGCAACATTGAGA